GGCACAACGTATAATAATATAGTAAAAGTATTTACAGAAAAATGGATTGACCTAAATATATTAGGTATTGCTGGTGGCACACCAGATCTAGTTATCCAAATTGGAGAAAGTACTATTATTATAATAGACTTTAAATTTGGTTCTGGATTAGTTAGTCCACAATCAGAACAGTTATGTTCATATCAAGCTGGTCTTGATCCATTTGTAAGTAAATTCAAATATCGTTATAATGTGATTATACAACCAAGAGTATACGATGAACCACAAGTGTTTAGAGTTACTGATGCACATTTAACATCACATATAATGATGATGAAAGAAGTTATTGAACTTGCTAAATTAGATAATCCACCATATTTAGTACATGATAAATGTCATTGGTGTAATAAGCATATGAAATGTCCTGCAACTGTAGGACAACTTGCTAAAGCTAAAGATATGCAAGTTAAGAATAAAAATATCCAAATACATAATTTGCCTAGTGATACTCTAGCTAAATATGTACAACAATATGAAGTTATTAAAAACTTCGGTGGTGCATTAAAACAAGAATTGTATTCTAGATTACATAGAGGCGAAGAAGTAAATGGATATGAATTAGGTACTGGTCGTAAGAGCAGGCATTTTCATGATGATGCAGTAGATACACTTACAAAAGAATGCGTTAATAAAGGTATAGATCCAAATGATTTATACGATAGCAAACTTATGAGTGTAGCTAAAATAGAAAAACTATTAGGTAAGAAAGTTATCGATGGTTTATGGTATCATCAAGATGGAAAACTTACAGTTAAAAGAAAAAAGTAATTGTATTACTAGCTTTTATACTGTATATTAATTAATCAAATAACATATTAAAGGAGTAAATATTATGTCAAATAAGATGGAAGTTTCTTATTTAGATCTCAATGACAATGAGATTACCTTATCACCTGCAACTGTAAAGAAATACATTTGCAATAACCCAAGCATTACTGATAGTGAAATGGCTATGTTTCTGAAGTTGTGTCAACATCAAAAACTTAATCCATTCTTACGAGAAGTATATCTTGTAAAATATGGTAGTGCACCTGCTAGTATGATTACTGGCAAAGAAACATTCTTGAAACGTGCTAAACGTGATGCACGTTATCAAGGTCATAAATGCTCTATAGAGGGCGAAATACCAAACATGACTGCTACTGCAGAAGTATATGTAAAAGACTATCAAACGCCAATTACGTGTACTGTATGGTATGAAGAATACGTAGGTCTTAAAAGAGATGGTACACCTACTGGTATGTGGTCAAGTAAACCACGTACTATGTTACAAAAAGTAGCATTAGTACAAGCTTTACGTGAAGCATTTCCAGATACATTTGGTGGTATGTATTCACAAGAAGAAATCAATACTATTGATGCAGATAAACTACCTACTAATTCTATTATAATAGAAGAAACAGAACCAGAACAACCAGAAGAAAGTAATGATGGTGAGTATTCTGAAGCTAATGAAGTTATGCCAAAAGCATTAACTGAATCAACTAAAAGTAAAAACAAAGCAGTTGAGTTAGTTAAAGAAGAGTTCAATGCTAAACTTGTATGGGAAGCACCAGATACATCTGTGGCTGTACCAGAAAGACCAGAAGAACTTGATGGAGATACTGTTAATTCTGAATGGGTAGATTACATAGTAGCTAAATTACAATTTATGGTAAGTAAAAGTATTACTGTAGATCATTTGGAATATTATGTAGGTAAATATGCATATGCTTGGAAAGAACAACAAATAGGTTTACTTAATAAGTTAGGTATTGATCTTGTAACCAAGAAAAAAGATTTACAAGATGTATTTAAAAAGTATTGTAAACAACAACTTGATTAAGGAACATTATGTATGATGCAGTAGTTGAAGGTAGTGCTTTAAGTAGCATTATAAATAATCCTAGTGAAGGATTTCGTGCAGTTGCTGTTCATGGCATAAATTCTGATGCATTTGTTGATGAGTATTATAGTTTGACTTTTGAGGTAATAGAATCAATGTTATCTCAAGGTCAAACATTAACTCAACAATCTATATGGTCTAGAATTGTAGCTATTGATAGCAACTTTTCAATATCTAGATTAGAACAAATTTATGCATACAATGAACAAAGACCACTATATTGGTGTGATTTGTTACGTAAGTATAAATTAGCAAGACAATCTAAAGAACTTGTACACAATGCAATTAACAATATGGGAAATGTATTTGGTGTAGAAGAAGTTATCAGTGGTGTTACTGAAGATTTATTTCATTTATTATCCACTAACAAAGTAGAAGAAGATGATGATATTACTATAGATGATCTAATGATACGTGGTGGTTATCCATCAAAGTATAAAAAGATCAATGAAATCATTACTAAATATCCACCATCTTTTCCAGTTGTTATTGGTGCAAGACCAGGAGTAGGTAAAACTACATGGTTATGTAATGAAATGTTAAATCATATTATAAAGCGTAAAGGAGATTGGTGGGAGTTTAAGAAAGATCGCCATGCTACTTTATTTAGTTTAGAAATGAAACGTGCAGATATACTACGTAAATGCATATGTATATTAAGTGGTATAGAAGAACGTCTAGTTAAAGCTAATAAGCTTTCTGATAGTCAAATGGATATGTTTAATGCTTATTTAAGTTTACTTAAACAAGCACCATTAACAATATATGACAAATCATTAACACCAAAACAAGTATGCTCATCTATGAGATATGCTTCTGAAAGATACAAGACTACATTCTTTGGACTAGATTATGTACAGAGAATGAAAGCGTTTAGTGGTAGAAATAAAGATCGTGAGTTTTATGCTCGTGCATCTAATGATATTGCTGATACGCTTAAAAGCATTTCTACTGATCCTATGATGATTATATTATCACAGTTAAGTAGAGAAGCTGATATAAACAAGCATGAGTCTATTAATGAGAGGAAGAAGAAATCACCAAGATTATCTCATTTTAAAGAAACTGGTGCTTTAGAAGAAGATGCATATTTAGCAGGATTATTATATCCAGATCCAGAGTTTATACATCAAGATTTACCAAGACAACCAATTATAATGGCTTGGGCTAAAAATCGTGGTGGTAATACTGGTCAAGTTAAAATGCTTTTTCATAAGAAAACTCAAACATTTAGTTAATAATAATATAATATAAGGAGAATAAAATGCCAAATTGGGTTAGTAATGTAGTATATATGTCAGATACAGATGATAATAAAGTAACTGACAAAGATAAACGAGAAGTTGTAGTTGCTGTATATGGCGAAGAAGAATGTAAAGATATTAATGGAGATAAGTTTACAATCCATAATGTCTTTAACTTTGATAAAATTGTACCTATGCCAGATGAAATTAGTAATTCTGCTCATGTACCAGGAGAAAAACTATCTGTTGCACAAAAGAAAATGATTGCAGTACATGGTGCACCAGATTGGTATAATTGGTCATGTATTCATTGGGGTACAAAATGGAACTCTGCAGATGCAAGTGTAAATGAACATTATGAGTTTACATTTGATACTGCATGGTCCACACCATATCCAGTAATTGAAGCATTATCAAAGAAGTTTCCTAATATTAAGTTTACTGTTTATTATGCTGATGAAGACATTGGAAGTAACTATGGCGAGTATCAGTTTATAAATGGTGAGGAAATTGCTCATCATCATTATGATGTAGAACATATGACACAACCAGAAGCAAAAGCTATATTGAAAATATGTAAACCATATGTAGATGAAATTTATGATTTTGACAAAGGAGATTGGAGAGATCATGAATAATATTATGAATAAACAAGATAGAAGTAATCTTGATAAGTTATGGCAAAAAGCCATAGCTTTTAAATATTATAATAGATGTGCTATAACTGGTGATCCAGTTTATAATGGAGCACATCATATAATACCTAGAATACATACAATATACAGATGGGATATTGATAATGGAATAATGTTATCACCAGATGTACATCGTGATGTAGAAGATAATCCGAAGAAATTTTTAGATTGGATGGAAGAATTTTATCCAACTAAACATCAATGGTATGTAGTTAATAATGAAAGTAAATATAATAGAAATGAAAAGGATAAAGTAGATGAGGACATATCTAGATTGCAAGAATATTGTAGGGAACATTCCCTTTACAATGACGACTAAAACACACCAGAGTGCATTAAGAATTGTACAGCGTACAAGCTTTAATAAATTCCTAGCACAATATGGTCACTTACAACAAACAGCCTTGCTTAAAATGTGGATGAAACATTTGTTTGTTACATCTAGTGCAAGTAAAGAGTTAACAGCATTAAAAGAATTTTTTGTAGAGAAGTTACAAATTATTCATAAAAACCATAATGGTGTACAACTTACTGGATGTTGTGAATTAAGAGTTGTATTCGCTTTTGAATTTCTAAAAGGTCATAAGAAAAGCGATATAATTAAAGGAGCAATACATAAAGGTACTAAACCAGATTTAGATAATCTGGCAAAAGTATTTATGGATTGTATAGAGAAAGTAGGAATGGTAGAAAACGATAGTAGATTTTCTAAAATTATATTAGAAAAATCTTATTGTCATATACCAGGAATATATTTTTCTATAAATGAATTGACTGAAGAACCAATAGGTTATGGTCAACAACACGACTCATTGTATTATGATCTTTTCTGTATAAAAGAATATAATACATGGAATAAATTAATGTCAGAAAAAGCCAATAAAAGTAAAGGAGTTAATCATGGCTAGTTATAATAACGTAACTCTTGTAGGTAATCTTACAAGAGATGTAGATACCAAAACATTAGATAATGGAACACTTGTCGGTGAGTTTGGTTTAGCAATAAATGATAGTTATATTAATAAAAGTACTGGTGAGAAAGTTGATACACCAGTATTTGTTGATGTTACTGTCTGGGCAAAATCTGCTGAAAACTGTGCAAAGTACATAGGTAAAGGTAGTTCTGTACTTGTAGATGGTAAATTAAAGCTTGATATGTGGGAAACTGATGGTGAGAAACGTCAGAAACTACGTATTGTAGCAACTAATGTACAGTTTCTAGGAGGTAAAAGTGATGTTGATCATTCAGAAAATATTGATCAATCTCTTGACACCGAAGATATTCCATTCTAAATTAAAATAGAATACGTTCAAGGTATATCCTCGGAAGTAGTAGATAGTCTACGAAGGAACGCTTAACTGGAGATGTATAATGGAAGTTACATTTAACTATCGTGGTGTTAAGTACGTAAAAGTTGTCAAGTAAATACTTGAAAAAAAAGTGTTTTTCTACTTGACACAAAAAAAAGCTCCTTTAGGATTTAAAAAATAAAGAGTGTAGAACGCCTTTATTTCCTATAGGAGCTGTGTGACTCTCTCTCATACTTCTGGGAGAGAGTTATTTTTTATTCATCGCAAACCGATTATTATTAATTCTAAAAATAATGCAAGCAAAGATATAGAAATAATTCCATAAATTATTAAATTGTTATCATCTTTGTAAAACATTATAGAGAATCCTTAACTATCTTACGTATAGTGTATGCTGAAGCTTCTAATGCTCGTAATCTAACTGCAATCTTATTAGCTTTATCGTACTTCTTTTTCTTCATAGCATTTTCTAGCTCTTTATATAATTCTGCTCTTGCATTTGCAAGACCTTGCTTCTGCACTTTTACGCCATCTGCACCATTCTTTACTGCTGCGGCTACTATATCTGCACCTATTCTATAGATATTTGTTTTATGATCTTGTAATCTTTCAAAATTACCTTGCTTCGTATAGCCGATATACAATTCTGATAATTCTTTTGCTGCATACCATTGGTGTTTACCTTGTTTCATTTTAGCAAAGTTAATTGGAATGCCAGGCAATGGAGTTGGTCTACCATTTATAATATCTTGTACACTAAATGGTGTAAACATTTTTAAACCAGATGCAAACCTGCTATTCCAGAATGAACCTGCTGCTTCAAATACACCATAGTAGTCAGCATTTTTATAAGCTAGATCCCAACCACCCATACTTCTACCAGTAATCTGTTCTATAGCTTGTTTGAGTGGTACAGATAATTTATATCCTGCTGTACGAATAGGGTTAGTCAGCCAACCACCTATCTCATATCCTTGTTTGCCCCATCGTAAGTATACTCTTCGTTGTTCAGACTCTGTACCATATTGTTTACTATCATAGAATGGCATAACTCTATATAATGGAGTTACGTCAATCCATGTTGCTCTACCATTTTCATTTAATATAGTTAGTGGCTCATCATCATCTGTACCTATCGGTCTTGTAACAGCATATATTGCAGCTTGTATTGCATTAGGTATTGCAAACATAACTAAACCATAGAATGCAGGTATATATTTCTTTAAACGTATTTCTTGTTGTAGATCTGTAGGTGTACCAAATACTTCATTAAGTCCTGGAAATGCACCTGCACCTGCCATAGACGCTGCAGCATATGTCCAGTCAAATGCAAATGATACACTATTAGCTATTTGTAATGCTTGTGGTGTAGCCCATAATCTACGTTGAAAATTAACACCACCATATAATGAGTCTACAAGTTCTGCTATTTCACTTATAACTTGAAT